TTATTTAACCCTCAACTTTTGGCCAACATTAATCTTATTGATATCTTTAAGCTGATTCCAGCTTTTAATCTGCGCCTGGGTAACCTTAAATTTAACGGCTAGCCCACTCACTGTATCGCCATGTTTTACCGTGTGGTAAACGGCTTTTTGAGTAGGTGCCTTTGCTGGGGCAGATCCTGGCAGTTTAATTGTTTGCCCCACACGAATAACGTCAGGATTCTTTAGGCCGTTGATACGGACCAACTCGGCTACAGTCGTCTTGTATTTTTTAGCAATAGCGGACAACGTGTCTCCTGCTTTGACGATATGAGCATTAGCAACTGGCTTTTGATTGGCAGCTGGCGGAGCTGTTGCCATCCCTCCAACAAAGTATGACAATGACTTGCTGCCTGTGAGCCTGTTTAAATCCACATTGCCAGCTACCCCTGCCAAACGTCCGGTCTCCGTGTACTGCCATAGATCGCATGGGTAAGATGGTTCAGGTCCTCCATAGCGCGGAATCCAAACAAAATCAGCTTTAATCTTATCAGCCTGGAATTGCTTGTAAACATGATGCCCAACATACAAACCTACTTTCTTGGCTCCCAAACGCCGTAGCTCGTCAATGAAGGCTTGAGCACCTGCCCGCATATCGTCCATCGTTTTGACCTCCACGTCAGCGATCCAAAACTCGGCTGATTTATCGCCACGATTCCAGAAGTCTCGTGCTTCCACTCTTGCATCGGCAATGCTGACAAAGCGTGTAAAGGCATAGTTACCAAACGGAACGCCGTATTGCTTTGCACCAGCGACATAATTTTTATATTGGCGATCAATTACCCTGGAACCGTCTTGCACCCGTAGGATAGCAAAGTCTAACTCCTTACTTGCATTTGCCCAATTAATATTACCTTGATGATGTGATAAGTCTGCAATTTTACTCATTTTATACCCTCTCCCTTTTAATTATTAAAAAAGAGCAACGCTTATGCGTCGCCCTTTAAATACTTTTCCTTCTCCTGGCGTCTTTTAGTGGCCCGGGCTATCTTATGTTCAATCTCGTCTGCAACAACATTCATAGCCCATTCAGGAACCCATTTTTCCCAGCCAGCACGTACCACATTGGCCGTCATACTTTTCCATATATGAAGACCAAATGCCGCAATAATAAATCCAAATGCAATGCCTGGCATGCCCGTGATTTGATCAATTAAATGACCAATGGCAGGCATGATCAATAAAAATACAGTCCTGTATGCTCCTTCGATTCCATACTCAGAAGCATAAGACCCATCCTTCTTGGCAGCGCGATGACCGCCAATCCAGTCTAAGGCAATGACCAAACCGAATAACAGTAACGCCATATAACGCACCGGGTCCTCACCATATAAAAAGTTGAAAACTGAAACAAAAAAAGCACCTACGGTGCCGAAAATAGAATAGATGATATGATCCTTCAAATGAAACACTCCTTTTTGACAAAATAAAAAGCACACCCTAGCGGATGTACTTCATAATAATTAATTAAACGTTACTTTCGCGAATTCTTTATTAAGGAAAGTTATAGCACTTTTAAAAGTCTCAACTACCTCCCTGCCTTCAACATATTTAATGTAGTTCTTTTTTTGACTTTCGTGTTTGCCATTCAGAATATTCCCGGCCGGCATCCATAATATTGTAATTTCTTTAGTTTCTAATGGGGAAGTAATGGGGTACTCTAAACCACCTTTTTTGTGATGGATTTGAAAAAAAGACATGTTATGTTTTAAACAATTGAATGCATGTCTCATTCCATACAGAATTTTCCCGTCTTCATCTTTTCCCTTTCTTTCTTTATAATCTGCTAAACCATTCTCAATATGCCATTCATCTGTCGTAACTACCCATAATAATAATTCGCCAATCGCTGTGTATACTTCTTGGTTATCTGTGCTTTGTATTGCTTCTTTAAGCTTTTGGAATGATAACCGAATAGAATCATTGTTAAACGCCAATCTCATATCCTGTTCATATGGTAATACTTTCATAGGAAACTCCTCACTCTCCCTTTATCCATTCGACAAAAGAAGAGGAAATCCTGCAAAATAAAAAAGCCCTACTCGGCTATTTGAGAAATTTGTTCAGCTAATGTTTCCTTTACAATCTCCTTTAATTCCGGAATACTTGCATCTATCCGGTCTGTCTCAATGAAGCCATTGTGCATACTTCTATAATCATCGCTGGATAATTTGTAATGCACCTGTACGCTTTCAACTTCTCCATTAACGATGTTTTCATTTCTTCTAGTAATCTCTAATTGCATTGATGCCCACACCTTTCGATTATATTATTCGGCCTCATTTTTCAACCTTTCCAGTTCTTCTTCCAGCTCCCGGATACGTTTTTCTTTTTCGTCGGGAACTTCGATTTCCTCGCCTTCTTTAACTCGTAACCTTGGCGTGAATCCATCCATATACATTTCGCATTTGTCGATCTGTAGGGCGATATGGGGTTCTACAAAAAACTGGAAACCCTGCTCTACGGGTATGGCTTGATTACCAATAGTAACTCCTGTGACATTACCGTTTTCTACGGAAAAGAATACTTTGACGTATTTGCCATCGGGATTGTCTCTATAAGTTTCAATTTCCATTAGCACACCTCCTAGATGAAGTCTGTTTGGATAACACGTTGGACCCGGAATTCAATTTTCTCACTTGCAGGACCCATACCATGTGTCCAACCGAATTTCATGTGCATTTCTTTTCTGGAATAAGTAGGCTTGCCTATATCGACAATGCAAAGCTGTTCACCTGAAAAAGTACTTTCAATCCTTTTATAGTAGACCCTTGACGTTAGGTTGTCTGAGCCATCATTAAAAAGCATGACCGCGAATGCGCCAGCGCCTGACGCCACCTGTAAACTCACAACAAAATATCTTGCGGAGTGGATATATTCGTAGCGCTGAAATACAATACCGTTAGTATTAGTATCCCGTACATCACTATATGTTTGGAAATCGTTAGGGTCGCCCCGTCCGTCCAGCATGCCTTTGTAGCCGATAAAAGTTGAGCCTGAGTATTCCTGGAAAGCTTTAAAATAGAAAGGACTGGTAGCCCCGCCTGTGGCTTTTCCCCGTTTCATATAGTGTGGGTCATTTCCGCTAACACTGTACGCATTATGCATCAGCCCGTTATCAACCGCCACAGCACCGTCAGGACGGCGTATTTGTATTCCTTTGTCGTCAATGGTTACACGCTGGTTGCCGATAGTGACTTTACCATTAGCGTCGACGATAAATTGATCGTTGATATTTAAGCCTTTTAGCGATTTAATATGCTTGGCTTCGAGTTCACCCGTCATTTTGACGCGCTTGAAGTCAATGAGTGCTGTTTCTGGCGTTAGGTTTAATGCGCCGATAATTCCATCTTTGCTGACCTTAGCGTTGATTTCACCGGGCAGGACTTTCAATTCTCCCTCGGCGCTGGTGACGCGTTTTTCTAAACTGTCAACGACTGTTTTGCTTGCTTTGGCGATTACTTCTCCGGCAAGTGTACGTATTTCACCTTCGGCTGTTTCGACACGGCCTTTGACGTCGCTTATTGCTGCGTCTGTATCTTCGGGAGCGGGGGTCCAATCGGTAGCTTTGTTGCCTTTTTCTACTTTTGGACGTCCCACCGTCATGCTATCTCCGATACACTGAATGTATATACCGAAACTACGTATATGGGATATTTTCTTTGTCACCTTAGGAAATGTAGCTGACAGACGTAATTTATTTGTTATAGGAGTATCCGGTATCTTTAACCAAGCTCCGAACCAAGCGTTCTCTCCGTCAGTATATGCTACCGATAGCTCCGCACCAACTCTTCCCGTGTAAGTTCCTTTCGTAGCATTCTTAACATCAATGTCAACGGAGATTGTGAAAGGTCCACTCTCCATATCTTCAGGAGATATAAGTACCTCATTTTCCGGCGAGAATGTGTGTGACACATACTTAACGTCCGTCAGGTACACATCGGAATTACGAATAAAATTCCGCCCACCAATCTCAAGCCCATCAACCTCTGCCTTAACCTCACTTACTCGAGTAAAAACTTCATCAGCCTTAACTTCAACATTCCCGATTTTTTGAGTTAAGGAATTATTAATCTGATTAACTTTCGTATCATCGGCTTTTAGCCCAATAGCTGTTTCGTTCTGTGCTATGCGTGTACCAAAATCAAGGAAACCTTGGACGATCTCGGCCTGATCTGTGGTGTACTGTGTAATGCCGACATAGTTATTAAATTTGTTGTCTACCTGCTCGATAGTGTAGACAGTTGAGCCGTCCGCTTTCTTTTCAATTTCGGAAAACATGTCTTCAGGGGCAGGTGTCCAGTCGGTGGCTTTGTTGCCTTTTTCTAATTTCTCGCTTGAAATTTTAACATTATAGTTTTTACTCCAAAGGTAAGGCATTACCCTTCCACGTATTTCAGTATAAGCGGTATCAGAGGTCACTTTTGCAGTAATTTGTATTCGACCGTTATTGGAAGTTTTTCCAATAGCATACGCCACTGAATCATAAGTTCCATCAGGTTTAAACCAGTCAAGCCGAGCGTATACTGATTCGCCATCTGGAATATCTTCCACGTAAATACTAAACGTAACTTGATCTCCATGCGAAACTAGAACCCCGTCAATAGGTACTTTCAGTAATCCACTATATCCGTATTGACCGATAGTCACCGTCCTTGGAATTTCACTTGTCTCTCTGGCCAGGTTCCTTCCACCAATCACTAACCCATCAATCGCATGTCTCAGTTGCCCATCCACATACTCAATTGGTGCCTTTTTGCCAATATCCTCGGCAATTTCCTTCATCTTATTTTCGTAAACAGTTTTAGCAACTGAATACATCTTGGCTTGATCTAGTGCTGATTGAGCCTTTGAATCGGCATAGCCTTCGGCGGCCGCTTTGATAAGGGCATCTTGGATAATAGCGAAATCTTTGGCATTTGCTTCGGCATTGCTTGCCACAAAATCAGCATGCCCTTTGGCCTCAATCCCAACAGCTTCAGCAAAAGACTTCCCTTCTTCGAAATACGTTTCGTCTTTATCGTCAATGGTGAGCTTGTCGTATGTGTACTCGACCATTTCATAGTAAGATACGCGATTCTTTATTTGCTCTTTCAATTGTTTCCAAACGGCGTTAACATCTTCCTCGGTATATTCGACAAAATCTCCAAGTTTAATATCCTTTTTAGCAGTTGTTTTAATGGAGCGCTCCTGCTCAAATACTCGTGCTTCAAGATATAAGGGTGGGACAAATGACGTGTCTTTGATTCGGATAGTGTCACCAAAACGGATTTTTTCGTTCTCCAAGCCTGGGACATTTTCAAGGTCAACGATTGTACACTCATATGTCACCTGCGTATTGATTCGCTTGTTCAACGCTGTTTTAGTATATCGCCGGGCTTCTGTTTCGGTCATTTCGGTACGTTCGGATTCGATTTCATACGGCTCAATCAAGTGCTTTAAATTGCCATGTTCGTCAACCCTGCCCCAGCGCTCCAAGGCGTCAAAGTCCTCTACTAATACCTCGATACGCGTGCCGTTTTCTTGCTCGGGACCCAAGCCGAGCAAAGCCGTGACAATGTCCTGTTTCTCTACCCTTCTGATGCCGTCCAGGTCACGGCCAAACTCAACCTCACGACCTCGCCATTCGCCCACACGTTGTAATAGATCGACATAGCGTCCTGTTATTTGCTTACCGTTATGTTCCACCCTAAAACGCAATTCAACACCGTATTCCTTAGCGATATGCTTTAGAAACTCATACGGGCTTGTATGTTCACTGATGGATAAGGTTTTTTCTCCGCTTGCTTCAACTGTGCCTACTTGCCATCCAGTATCGTTTAAAGCAAATCCCGCATGCTGTGAAGCTGTACGTTTCTTGCCTTTCAAGTCCGGGTAAATGATTCCGGCTTTACGCAATTCAAGGTAACTTGCATGTGCAAAGACCTGGACCTTACGTCCTTCCGAGTCGTTGTATTTTGGAGCTTCAAAGATGACAAACTCAACTAAAGAACCGTCTTCATCGGGTATGATGAGACGGTTCCTTTTTCCGAGATGCTCCGTATAGCTGCGTTCACCCTTTGCAATAAATTCGTATGTTTCCAATGTATCCTCTAATGATTTTCGGTGGTCATCATCTACGATGTCATCGGCTTGGACATAATCCAAAATCAAGTCATTCTGCCCGTCTAAAATGTGGATTTGGGACATGGTACCACCTCCTACAAAAACCTCTCCTGGAATATAGCCCTTGTATCAAACGTATCCTCCGGGGAAACCAGCAGCATGTTTTCACCTTTTTTAAGCTTAAAAAAAGAACCTCCAAAATTTTTGAGATCCTTTCGTGATTCTCCGTTAAGAAGAATATCTTTAGTTTTATGGTCAAGCGTCAGTACGTCTCCGGCATCCATAATATACGGCGTCTGGTCTACAGTAGCTGTCGTATGCTTATATGCCTTAATAGCATTAATCCGTGGTAAATTGGCGTTGCTGGTGCCTCTGTACTTGCCGATATGGATTTGAACATATTTAAGCTTGCCCTGGTACTCGTTTGCCACATCGTTGTAAACCTTAGTTAAAGTGTCATAATGCTTGCCGCTTGATCCAGCACCAGAAGTCAGCCTTGCTACATAAAACTCGAACCTCTTTCCAATGCGCCGCATTCGGACCATACCGTGGAAATGCTTTTCCAGTTTTAGATAGTTAGCTGAGTATATAGGATAGTGGATACGAGAACCTAAGAATGGCCCGTAACGACCTTCTGCGGCGTATTGAATACGTTTGTCCGAACTGTCCCATATCGCCATTTTTCCGAGAACGTTCATGTGTTCATCGTACAAGTAAAATTCAATCCGATACGTCTGTTTTGGGTTTGTCGTTTCTGCACGGCAGCGCATTTCAATTTCAAAGTCTTGGACAGGAGTGATTTCTTTCATGAGTGCTGGTCCATGCCACTGATCCTTATCGGGTGTGCCGTAGCTTTCAACGACAATGCCAGTACCGTCAGGTACAAGTTTACCTGTCACTTTACCCATATGGTCTATGGCTGTGCCAGCAGAAGTCCAGGAACTGAGTGTGTCACCACGTTCATCAAAGATCAACGTTTTTTCATTGACCAATTGCTCGTCTACATCAGCAGGCTTGCCAACTAAGTTATATACCTCATCGCCGTTACTGATCATGGCAAAGGTTGTTTTCTTTTTCGCTGTCAATTCAAATATAGGGTCAGCTTCGGCTGTGCCTTTGTTGTCGATTTTGACAGCATCAGTCGGGAAAGTTAGGATTTTTTCGGGGCCGTAACCATATGGATCAAGGCAAAGAAACTGAATCGTTCCTTGCCTTAATATTGCTATCCTCTCAAAGTCTTCAATTGTGTTCTGGACTAATGCATAATAAGTGCGCCCTGGCTCATCATCGAATTCTAACGGAGCTGGGGTGTCGGTTATTAACCATGCTGCAAGCTCATCCTTCAATTGCAAAGCATGTACATCATTCTTTGCAATGAAAGCAATAGGTTGTTCAAACTCCATTGGTTGTATTTCACTTGACTGCAAATAAGCCCCGGCCATTCCAGGTACTTTTAATATGTTTCTTTGGATGGGGACAAATAAAGGCTTATTTCTCCCTCTGGTCATGTGCAGCCAAGGTTTTCTTATGCCGTTAAATGAAAAAGATTTTTTAGACAAATTTTTCCCTCATCTCCTTATTCCTGTTTTGTATTTCGGTTATATGCTTTTCCAGTGGTACACTTGCCATCCGCCCATCGATGTATATGTTAGGATCTTTCATTAGCAATTGAGCAAGAAGCGACACAATTTCTTTCGTGTCTTTAACCTGTTCACTTAACTTCTCGACTATCTTCTCAAGATGTTGGTTGTCATTGCCTTTTTGGACATTGGCAGTATTAGTCGCAAATTGAACTTTGGCTTCTGAGTTTCTACCAGTGAGGGCAAGCAGTTTCATGAATTCGTTATTTCTCACATTTTCAAATTCAAACATGCTCTTCCAATTTTTTGTACCAGCAGCATAATGTTTAACGGATTTCAAAAGCCTAGCCGTTTCTCGATGCGGAATTACATGAGTTCCACGCGGCAAGTTTAACAAGGTATCTGTGGACGGTGACAAAAAGGACCTACCATCAGGGAGCTTAATTAATTCACGGCCGCCGCCATCACCTACAACTGCTGCACCACCTGGATGTCCTTGAGGCGGTGTCCCTTTTGCCCAGAATTTCAATTTCCCTAAACCTTTGCCAACAAAATTAACCACTTTCGTAACTGGACTAGAAGCCTGCCTATTTAAAGTGGTTATTGATGAACCAGCTGTCACGTTTACTTTTTTGGTCTTAGCAGCCTTCGCTCTTTGATCAATTTTTGCAACGGATCCATGGTCTTTAGCTGTTACTCTTTTATCTTTCGGAGCTTTGGCTTTTTGATCAATCTTTGCTACAGTCCCATGATCTTTAGCAGTGACCTTTTTATCTACGGACTTACCAGCTTCTTTGGTGCGCTGTTGTTCCTTTTGAATACCTTTATCGGTTTTCTTATTATTATTATCAATCTGCTGCCCCTGGCTTTTTTGCTTGCCTGTACCTTGATCAATGGCCTTATTTTTTTCCTGCTGTTTCTTTTTGCCTTGATCATGTTTTTGATTTTCTTTGTCCAGTTCCTTGTTTGTTTCTTTTTGCTTCTGGTTCTTTTTACCAACTTCACCAGATGCTTTTTGGATGGAACCTTTAACCTGATCCCATATCCCGAGTTCTTTTAATATTTTTTCGAGCACTTCATCATTTTTTAATCTTTTCTTATCAATAGCAGCTATCTGCTTGTCAATTTCCTTAGTGTTTGCCCCTTGCTTTTTACGGCTTTCCTCGAGACTATTTCTCTCTTTAAGAAGTTCATCGTTTTTCTTTTGTATTTGTTTAACGATGTTGCCTTCCTCAACCTTAATCTCAGTTGTTTTTGCTAGACTCTCAATTTTTTGCTGTTTTTCCTTGGAAAGCTTGTCTTTCTTAGCTTGGGCAAGTGAGTTAAGATCTTTATAAAGATTAAGTTCATCGTGGATATAATCGCGAGCTTCAATTTGCTTTTGGGTTGTCTCAGACAATTTTGTGTAACGCCTATGTTCTTCTGCCGTTAAATCACCATTTTTTTGATGTTTAGCTTCTAACTGGGCCATTTCCTCTTGGTTTTTGGCAATTACCTTATCCAGCTGAGCTAGACCTTTTTCTCCTTCCTCATTAATGCCGACTTGTTTAAGTCTGATATTGGCAATCGCTGGATCAAGGGCCTTAATCTTCTCTAATTCTTCCTCAGATTTTTTTACACTCTTGTCTTTTTGAGCTAGAATATCCTGTCTTTTTTGGATCTCTTCTTTCAGATTTCCTTTTTGAGCATCTTGGAGTGTTGTAAGCTGCTGTTCCAGCTCTTTCTTTTCGCCCATTGTTAGAATGTTGTTTTGCAATTCTTTATTTATTTCTGTTTGCTTAGCCTTTAATTCTTTCTTACTCATATTCTGAGCGTCTAGCAACAAGTTGAGATCATTTTCTGCGGATTTATATTCAGATTGCTGGGATGCAATTTCTTTCCTTAACTCTTTTTCCCTTTCGAGTTGTTTTACCCTCTCAGCTTCAATCTGTGTACGTGACATCTCGTACAACTTTTCAATGTACTGTTTAACAGCAGCTGTACTTTCCACAAAAGCATTCCCTTGATCGGAAACAGACTTTTTAACATCCGGGGATTGTTTGATAATGTTTTGATTTGCAGCAAATAACTGTTCAAGTTCAGACTTTGACAATCCTGATTTTTTAGCAAGTTCATCATATTGCCTTTGAAGTTGTTCAATCTCGCCCGGGTTGCTGGATTGGGATATCCTGATATTTAAATCATTTAACCGCGCTAACTCTTCATTACTGATCTTTGCTTTATCAGACAACTTATCAAAAGTATCTACGCTCTTCTGCAAACCAACTGCCTGATCACTTAAAGATTTAGTCAGATCAAGATTGACTTCTTTAGCATCATTTGATTTTTGTACAAGTTTATAAACCCCAACAGACAACGCAGCCACACCAGCAATGGCCAATCCAACAACACCAGCTTTTGACAAGCCAGCAATCGCTCCTACTGCTCCGGATTTTCCCGCCATCCCTATAGTCTTCGTAAGCTTTCCTGACACTTCCAATAATGCCCCTGCACCAAATGTGAGCTTACCAAAACCACTTATAGCTGGACCCGCAGCAGCTGCTAATAATCCGAACTTAATAATGTTCTCTTGAGTTTTTGGGCTTAATTGTGCAAACCAGTCTGTTGCATCTTTGGCACTGTCAACCAATCTATTTAATGCAGGGTTAAGGTTTTTGTATGTCGTAATAAATAAATCTTCTAGCTTAGACCTTAACTCCTTAAGACTTCCGGCCAGGTTATCCTGCATTGTCGCTGCCATATCCGCTGCTGTGCCATCTGCATTTTCTAGGTTCTCTGTCATAATTCCAAGCTCTTTGCTTCCAGTACTCAGAAGAATCGACCAATGTTTAGTTGCTTCTGCACCAAAAAGAGTGGTAATCATCGCTTGTTTTTGCTTGGCTGTCATACCTTCTGTTTTCTTTTCAATTTCAGCGATGATATCAGGTAAAGGTTTCATATTTTCATTCGCATCAAAGAAGGATAGACCGAAACCCTTTATTTTTTTCTGCATTCCAGGGGATGCCAGCCTACTAAGCGAAGAAGCAAAGGCTTGTCCAGCAATAGAACCTTTTAACCCTTGGTTTGCAAGTGCCATCATCGCCGCTGATGTGCCTTCCAGTGTCCAACCTAGGTTATTTGCGACAGGAGCAATATATTTCATACCCTCGCCTAGTTGCTCCACATTCGTGTTAGCGTTCGCTTGTGCATACGCGAAGACATCAGCTGCATGTCCGGCTTTTTTAGCATCCATGCCGAAAGCTGCCATTGTATCACTTGTAATATCGGCTGCTCGCCCTAAATCAAGAGCACCAGCTGCAGCTAAGTTAAGCATACCTGGCATACCAGCCATAATGTCTTTTGTTTTCCAGCCAGCTAAAGCTAAATATTGCATCCCTTCACTAGCTTCTTTAGCCGAAAATATTGTTGTTGCGCCTAAGTGCCTCGCTTGTTTTTCAAGGGCTTTGAAGTCTTTACCAGTAGCTCCCGATATTGCTGCAACCTTTGACATTCCAGATTCAAAATCCATACCGGTCTTAACCGCAAGACCACCAACGATTCCTAACGGTAGAGTAACTTTACGCGTTAGTTGCTGACCTGTATGATCCATTGCGGCCCCGGCACCTTTTAATTTGCCGCCCCATTGCTCCATACTGTCAGCAGCTCTATACCAGCCTTTATTTTGGATGTCCTGGACTCTTTGAAACTCTTTAAATTCAGCAGATACATTGTCCAATTCCCTACCAGTCTCCTGGTATCTAGCAATCTGCTCATTAAGCACCTGGGATGCCTTTTGAGCCTTAACGCTATTTTCACCATATTGATTGGACATAGCCCTATATTTTTCTCTGGCTTCCTCAACCATTCGTGCCTGTATACGGTGTCTGTTGGTCAAACCTTCAATCAGAACTCCATATTTTGCAGCTGACTTTTCACCACGACCAAAGGCTGAAAGCTGTGCACCCATTGCTTTATTAGAGCTTTTAAGTTGACGCTGCAGGCCAGTCATGGATTTTTCTACACCAGCGCTATCAAGATCCACTTTGATGATCATATTCCCTACTGGTGTGCCGCCAATTGCCATTCGTCATTTTCCTCCTTTCTTTAAAAGAGGTCGAAGAAAGACTCTACTTTTCTCGACTTCTTCTTTTTTGCTTTTAAGTTTTTCAAACGTAAAAGTTCTAATATGTCCATTTCGTAAATGTCATGTATGGAATGACCTTCTTTTAAAAGTGCGGCAAAGAGTTGATCTAGGTTTTCCTGTTGCCTGGAAAAACTAAAATCTTCATCTGTCAGTTCCTCTTCGCCGTCTATTCGTTTTTTGAATCGCCTTGTAAAGTCCCCATCAAAATATCAATATAGGTTTCAATAATTTTTCCAGAATGGATCCCGTCTACCAACTGATCAGTTGTAAATTGCTTTCCGTACATATCCACAATAAAAGCAGTCAATCTATCAAATAGATCCTCTGGAACAACGTAGTTATTTCCTTCAAGTTCTTTCCCGAGCTGGATCGCTTTTTTTGTGTAAACTCCCTTAACAAAAATAGGGAATAAAAATTCCTTGGTTTCTAACTTAGGCTTGCCGCCATTGTCATACTTAACATCAGTAACCAGCGTGATAGTTTTTGTTGATTCGTCATAATGCTTAACCATTATTTTTTCCCTCCAAAATAAAAAGAGTAGGCGCTAAACCTACTCCTTAATTTCTTTAATAACAGCCCTGCCTTGCTTGTTTTTATTGCTTAGCAGCTCGTTAATTCGTTCTTTTTTTATTCGTTTGTTAACCGGATCCGGAAACGAATCACCTTTAAAATAAACCTGGTTATCATCCTGCAAATCCGTAAAATCGTGAATCACTTCATATTTCGCCATTTTTTAAACTCCTTCCGGAACTGTGCCAGCAGGATTGAAGACCATTTTCTCGAATTTTTGACGCTTTGCATCGTCGCTTTTACCCACTCGTATGCGGACGATTGCCGCATCGTCATAGGTGCGCCCTGCAAACTCTCCGCTCAAAGTGTCGCTACCAAATTCAAGAGAATCTTCTTTTGTCTGTGCTTCGGTTGCTGGCAGCATAAACATACCTTTTGTAAGTCCTAATAGTTCAGCGCCATCTGTAGTTGTTTTTTCTAAGCAAACAGCCACATATGGAGGGTTAGTTTGTGATCGCTGGATAACCAAACCATCCTCGTCCTGTTCCAACCCTAGTAAAGCAACACGATCCTCAATTGGGATAGCGTGAAACTGCATTTCTAAGGAAGTAGAACCTGTGGAGACAGCCATTTCAGCAACCTTGTTGTCTCCGTAGGCTTTCGCAATTTCCTGCTCTGTTTCTATATTGACGCTCTGGGCATAAGGGACCCGGACTTTTTCTCCATAAGATACTGTCTCCTCTGTATCTACTGTTTGTATTGCATAATAAAATTTGTCAATACCAATAGTACCGCCTGTTTTTTTCTTTTCTGCTGCCATTTTCATTCTCCTTTTTCAGAAATTAAAACACCCCTGTACCTTCGGCAGTCCCGGTATAAATAAGTGTCCGGGTCATACTCAAAAGTAGGGGTGCTTTGTTTAAAATTGATTGACTTCATGAGTTTGTGAATCTTTAAAGCGATTGTCCTGGCATCGGAATCATCCCAAACATCAATCTGTAAGATACAATCCCAGGCATGTTGCTTGTTATCTGCATATCCAGTTGGCAATTCAGATATTGGGTAAATCCGAATGATTGGAGTCTCTTGCCTGTTTTCTTCCGGTACATGATATTTAAAAACCTTATCTGGACCACCAATAAGATTCATTAAATCTTCATCGTGTAGAAAGGTCTCATAGGCCAGCTGCAATGAATCAATTTCGTATATACCGCTCAACTTATCGCCCCCCTGATCGCTTTTTCCATTTCTTGAGCGACTTTTCTTTCAGTAGCATGTACGGTTTTCGTCATGTATCCCTGCGGCGATTGAGAAATAGACCCGAACTCGGGGATATGCGCCCGGAAATTTGCTGCTTTGTTAAATCCCACCGCGACATAGCTTTCCCCAGAACCACCATCTGTTCGATTACCGCTCATGACCACATTATCCGCCAATCTCGCTTGTGGGTTCGCTCCGCTGTAGCCACTGCGGGGAACATTGCTCTTTAATTCTTCCTTGATGACTTTTCCGCCTGCCAAATTCCCCGCCTTCGCAGCCCGTATGATGTCCCTCTCTTTTTTTGAGAGATTGGATATCACCTCTCTCAAACCTTTAATTTGAACGCTCATCGGGTCACCTCGCTCGCAATAAGAACGGTGAACCCCGATTGTCGATAATCAAACAGAACTTGATTGATGTTATAATCCTGGCCATTGCAATTAATCTGCATCTTGTTTGTAATGCCGGGATAGTTCCGAATAAACACCTTGATATTATGCTGCGTCCCTGTCTGTATGCTTGTCTCATAGTCTTTTAAACTAACAGTCTCAACATGGGCAAAACACTCATAAAACGTGACCGGATGTGGTTTTGTAGGGTTACCATTGTTACTAACGTTTTTTAATTCATTGATAGTAATCGGCTGATTCAGCTTGGAAAAATCAAATTTCATACGGCTCATTTCAAGTACCTATCCCTATGTGCTCTAAGAATTTGTATCGCGTGAGTGACAGACATAGGTGATTCTTGTACGCCGCCACTTTTAGAAACTTCCTGCATAGCCAACCGATTTTCATAATAATAAGACGTGAGCATGATCGCCGCTTTACGAAAAGAAGGATCCTTTTCCAATTCGGTTTTGTTCAAGCTCACGTCTCTACTATCAAACACCGCTTCAATCACATCATGTTTTGCAAATTCAAGGTACTCTTTGATGTCCCCGTCGTCCAGGTTATGGGATACCCTCATATGACTCTTGACTCGTTTTACATCAAGTGGAAGCAACTAAATTACCTCCTTCTTAAACCCCTTCTGGTTCCTCTGTCAGAGCTTCTGCTTCAAAATTGATAATAATTGCCGATTTCTCATCAAGAATACGAACATCTTGGCGGACAGCTACCATTAAGGCTTCACCATAATGCATGTAATCAGTCCAGGACGCTTGATATTGGCTACGGTCAAACAGGACAATTGCGTCTTTCAAGTTACCGATAATGATTGTATTAGTCGACTTTGCCCCAAGCATTTCATCTGGTAGGACAACGACTTGAGCGCCGAGCAAACGTTTTTGGCTAGCTTCCTTGATGTCCGGCTGTAGCAAGTAGTTACCTTGCTTGTCTTTCATTTTGTCAAGTGTGGCAAAGGCTGTTTGAGAGACGATTGCTACATTATGCTCATAGTTTGGCTTCAAGTTAAGGTTAATCGCATCTTTAATGCCATCAATACCGACCGCATTTTTGGTTGCCAATTTTAGCGTTTTGCCTTTTTCACCAGGTGTTCCTTCTTTAATAGCTTTTATAATTGCAGCATTACGCGTAGCCGCAATAGTACGAGCCATCCAGGTCATCAATTCAGCCAAGATGTTAACTGCCGCATCTTCGATAGCTTCACGGGAAACACGGAAGTAACCGCGATATGTTTTGATGTCATATCCTAATTCGTAGAAAGGTCTGACAGCAAGCTTAGGGTTTTCCTCAAGTTCTGCAACTTCCGGGAGAGCAGCAACCTCAGACTGCCGAACAACTGGATATTTGCCGCTTCCGTAACCTACCTGCTTTACAGTGACGTATTGGTCAAGGTTGAACTCCACTTCTTTTAACTTCATAATTTCCAGTACAATTTGTTCCGGAATTACAACAAAACCGGAATCCGTTTTGAGTGACCCGCCATCAATTTCACGTGTCTCAAGGTAAGCCTTAAACGCTTCTCTCTGTTCATCGGTGGGTTCAATCAAAGTTCTTTCTTCGCCGCCTTGATGAGCCTGTTCATGTAGGCTGCGCTCTTCAACTTCCCCATTATTAAGCTGTTCGGTTTCTTTCATGAGGCGTTCACGCGTCTGCAGCTCTTCCAACTCCTCATTCAACTCACGAATTTCCTTTTCAAGAGCCTTGTAATCCAAATCATTGCTGCGCTTTTCATCCTTTAACATTTCGTTAATTTCTGCTTTTCTTTTCAAGATTTCTGCAATACGATTCATGTTTTCATCTCCTAAACATTATTTAATACATAAAGTTTTGCTCTTAACTCTTCCTGTTCCTCGACAAAATGCTTCATCGGGTCATATCCACGTGCGCTCACTTCGCTATCCGGATAAGCTGGGAAAGCAACTGCAGATACTTCCAGCAATTTAGCTTTCGTAACTGTCCGCAACATTAGATCGTCGTCAGGTTCCTCGATTTCATCTGAAATCTTTTGGAATCCAAAACTTACACCATCCACGTCACCGCGCTTGATAGATTCATAGGTGTCATTTCCGAGCGTTGTTTTGGGTAAATCAAGTTCAAAACGCAAACCTGTTGAATCTTCTTCCAGTCGCAAGGTGCCATTTTTAGTCCTTCCTAGTACCTTGCCTGTATCGTGAGACCATAAAAAACGCTGATCTTCTTTTCCAAGAGAATCAGCGAAAGCACCTTTTTTAAATTGTTCTCGGAATTTCCGATAGTAGCCCATAACGTGTGATTTTTTCTCCCACTTAACGGCATAACCGGACAAAGTGCGATTGCCGTCATCATCTTCCCGGATTTCAATCTTGCTGGTCACCAGCTCCCTTGTTTCCGTCTTGTCCATGTTTATCACCTCCCTTAGCTTTTGCCATTTGATATTCTTCGAGTTTGTCCAAAGTGGTATAGTTCAAGCTGACAATGTGCTTTTTGCCAAAGTCATCATTCCTGGGTTGTTCACCCAATCGCTTTCTGGTTTCATCCAAACTGATGATTCCTTTGTCCCACTTATCAAGCGTGAGCTTCGTGTGAGTCTCTACATCGGTTGTTTTAAACGGTGAAGTATCAAATTGGTATTTACTGTTGCGATCAGTTGCCAACTTATAGTTCAATTCATTCGTTATCACTTTCAAATAACTGTTGAGCGTGGAAGTCAGATAATCCAGATTGGCTTGTTCAAGTGACATATTTGATGTTTCCAACCCCAATTTATGGCGTGGAATTCGGTACACTTTACCAATGGTTTCGGTAGAAAAGGTGCTGGCGTTAATCAATTTCAAAACCTCTGTATCCACTTCTATAGGCTCATATTCAAAGGTTTCATCGATAACCAACACCTTGTGAGCATTATCCACGCCAGCATTTGATTCTTGCCATTCCTTTTTGATTTTGTCCCTAGCCTCTTTCGACAACATCCCGCGCTTCATCTTTAAGATGCCGCCTGTTTGGGTATCATTTTTAAAGAAGTTGGCCAAGAACCTTTTACTGTCCCGCTGCATGGATAGATCATCTTTAAGTGACCTTAACGGACTTACGCCGCGTATGCCATCAAGGGTAAAAAACTTAAAGTGGAGGATGTCTCTTGGTTGCTTCCGTCTGATCTTCCCTTTATCATCTGAAACGTCATAAACTAGCCTGTAATTAGTTTCAGCATCTCGTTTGATAGCAACTTGAGAATTTCTTAGATGGTAAAATGCAATAATTTTCTCCTTTTTGTTTCGAATGACTTCACAAAAAGACTCGCCGTTTAACAAGGCGTTTGCCGTAATAATGAATTTTAGCGTTCCACCTGAATACAGCCCGTTAGGATTGACGTTGAACAAATTCGCAGTTTCGTTTGACTGAACTATGTCATTTTGAGTCATGTCAATATCAAGTGACGCCACATCACTAGCTAACAAGTTAATAACAGTAAATACATCACTATTTTCAATTGCTTTGGCAGAAGTGAAATTTGATGCAGTACCAGTAAAGCCTGGTAGCATACTAATTAATAACCCTGCTTCTTCCTGCGTATATTCGCGTGTCTCGGATTGATAGAAGATCCGCAATCACCCTCACCCCCTTTCTCGGGCTAGAATGAGAGATATGAGTACAGCTGCTATCCCCAACGCAAAAATCCCGGTTTTGGTTCCAAATTGAAAGAATCCATATACAATGACAGCAACTCCCGCTAAAAATAGAATTCCTGTTAAATTCGCCAATAAAAAAAGACCCACTCCTTTTAGCGCGTCTGTTACTTTGTTAATATTCATTTTTTCACCACCTCAGTAAGTACAATCCCGTTGCATTCAGGACATTTAATGCCATCTAACCACCTGTGGGTTCCTTTTAGCTCCCATTCGCATTCAAGGCATCGCGCATTTTGCTTAGGTGCTTTACTCACAACTAATCACTCCTTAAAATCCAAAATCATTGCTAAGGATGTATTCTTCGATTTGTTTGATGTCCATACCACGATATTCATAATTCCGGGCTTCAGAAAATCCAGTAATTGTAGCGACAATTGGGTCAATCTTTTCCCTGTTTTTTTGCTTGTCCAATATGACATTCGCATTATTGTCGTATTTAACGACTGCGTTATTAATCGCGATATTCAATAACGGATTATTGCTGTGGAGTATTTTCCTTTCATAAACACCAAACCGGAATTGTTTAATCGGCTCCGATAGAAATTTAAAGTTTTGTGGTACTTCGATGAACGGAATATCTAAATCTGGATACTCCTTTTCCCATTCACTTAAAAAGTTTGAAATGCTCCAAGGGTCATAGCAAAACGCTATTACATTGAGATTGTTGTCCATTATTAATCTTGCTGCATGATGGACAACCTGGGTTATATTGATAAAACCGCTCTTTAAATTGGTTGCCGTAGCATAACCGTGATCTATTAGCATTTGATAGTCGATTTTATCTCTCTTGGACTTTGCCTCTAATCCACCAACAGTACCAATGAAGGAATGCCCATCTACATAAAACCTTTCCTTTTCCAACGGTACTATGTGGTATAGAGCCGTAATATCATCTGTTCGCGATAAATCTAGCCCTAAAAAGACGTCACGACCATAAATATTAATTGGGTCTGTTTCGCACGCTTGCCATTCTTTTGCTGGCAGGAAGGAGTTTTCTGCTCCCTGCTTCCACATGTTGAAGTTCTTTACGATCAGACCAAGTAAGTCATTTTTAGCAATTGATTCACTTACCCGTTTCCTTAAATTACGAATAAGCGTGTCCTTGATCGCTTCAACTTCCATCAACGGGTTACTTTTAATCCACATTTCCTCGTTGTAGATTTCTTTTTCATCATCCTGTTCATATACCAGAACAAAATAGTTCTCGTTATCAGTATCCCCGTTGAGGATTTTCCGGCCGTATTGGTATTCCTGCGTGTACATTGGGCTGTTTAAATCAAAATATGCTGTAGAAATAATCAGAGTCAGCATGTTGGGCTGTAGCATGGATCCAGACTCAAGCACTTCCATCATGCTGTTATCTTTACTTGCTCCATATTCATCCAAAATTGAGAGTGTTGGAGCCAATCCGTTGATATTTCCAGTTTCTTTGGATAACGGCTTTAAAACACTATAAGACGGAACATGTTTAATTTCATTGCGTACCTTGTGTACTGATTCTCGGATAGCCTCTGACTTTGAAAGTAACCCGTCTAAACGCTGTACAACCATATCGAAAACAATTGACGCTTGTTCCCTAGATTGCGCTGTACAATAAATCTGCCTGTTTTGAATCGGGAATTTACCTCCCAAGAATTCAAATATTGCAATGCTACTGATCAGAGCAGACTTCCCATTCTTTCGGGCCATACTTATTAATGCTTTGTTGAACCTGCGTAAATCAGTATTGTCTTTCCGGTACCAACCAAATAATGAATAGACAATAAAAAGCTGAAACTGAGCAAGTTTAACTGGCTTTCCGGTTGAAATATCCGGAAGAATCTCCATAAACTTGACCGCAATTTCAGCACGTTTAGGAATGTATATATAGTCAAAGTTATCTTTTTCTAAGTCGTTTAAATGACGCTGGCACGCTTGTATAACCTTTTTTCCTGCTAAGATTTCTCCGTTGACAACCTTTCGAGCATATTGCGTTCCCGGATCGTTGAAATTCATTTCAAGAGATTCCTTTGATGTCCACAGTTTACGCAATTTAAAATGTGTTCGAGTGCATTGCCTTTTTGATTGGACATTTTCACTTCTTCATATTCAATACTGCCACATTCTAGGCACATATCATCTGCAAAAGTAATTTCAATTGCATCATCATGGACAATTAATCCTTCTGAAATTTGCTGTTTAATGTTTTCTCTAACCCTATCGTGTACCTCGCTATTAAAAACACCTTTTAATCTTACAATCAACATCGGATTTCGTCTCCTTTTAGCATCCTACACATCTTTTGTTGTTCGTTGGGTGTAAAACCTAGGTCAATTGCTTTGTGAGCTTGCTCAACCAGCCCTCTGCCTAATTTATGCAGCTGCTCTCCGCTCTCTGCAGTTTGTTTACCCATCACTCTAGCAGTTGCATTTAAAACATCAAACTCTCGTGTTGCTCTCGCTAATATTTCCATAACCTTATTCGATTCTTCTACAGACAAGTTATCCCACCCCTATTCGTGTAATAAAAAGACACTCTAAGTGAGTGTCTTCAGGTTGTTCTATATTTCGCATTTATATCTTTTGTTTCTTGTAATAAATCTTTGAATTCACTTTCAGTCATATTATTTGGTACAAATCGTTCAATCACTTCTGAAAATGGTTGTAGATGTTGATTTAAAATGATCTCACCTTCATCCCTATTTCTAACGGTTCCAGTGACATTGTTTAAATAATCCTCTTTCGTCATGTTTATGTGAGTTGGACAATCAACAATTGTACTAAATCGAAGATACAATCCATTTGGTTGTTTCGCTATAAACCTAGCCACAAAATCACCCCTTCAACAACTTTAAAATCTCATCCTCTTCTTTTTCCCCGTCCGGTATCGCCAATTCAAGCCTGCTGTTAATTGTCATACCCAACTGGTTTGCTATCATCCGTATTTCTTTCACTGTTGAAAGGTAAGCATTGTATGAGGGATTAATCCTTCTATTGGTAAGATTACCGTCCTCATCATAAAAATTAGTTACTTCCCCAAATTCCTGTATATCCTTTTGCAATCGCCTTTTGAATCCATGCAGCTGACAATACGATTCAATCATTTGCCTATCCAGTTCTGCTATTGGAAGTTGCTGCAGCAAGGGAATAATCCTTTTCCATTCTTGTTTGCCGTAATAGCATAAGTGGCTCGGAATGGGCTTAACTTGCAATTGATCGTAATCGTTCAAAGTATCTTGCCTGGCAATTTCCTTGGCAACGTGATCCTTGCCCTTTTTATGTTTTTTTAAGTCGTCTTTAGAGTGTAATCTTCGAGAAGGCTTCCCTCTCATACCTGCTCACCTCCTATTTTTACCAATTATTAGGTTCCGACCAATTTTGACCTTTCATAATCGCATTTTTCGGAGAGAAAGGTGCGCACCGTCTTTCCGGCAGCAGTTCCCCCAAGGGTTATTTTAGGTGGGGGGGCATATGCCATACTTCTGCTCATCCTCTGCTGTCTTTTTGTTATGGCATTCAAAGCACATCGATTGCACATTGTCTATATCCAGCCTTAAATCCCATCTCACTTTAGTCGGTATGATGTGATCTCCGACCTCTGCTTCTCGGCCACATTGGACACAACAAAAGCCGTCACGCAAGAAAGCTTGATAGCGTAACGACTTCCATTCCTTTGTACTATAAAATCTTTTGTAGGCTCGACCTTCTTCTGTTAATGTCCTTATCCTCTCGTACTGCTTATGATTATGGTTGGTATGTTTTCTGCAATATGTTTCTGTTATATCAATCAGTGCATTGCAACCAACCTTACCGCAACGCTTCTTGATATTCATTCGCTAACCTCTGACTATGTTCATCGAGTTCCTTTGTGCGTTTATCTATACGGGCTTGAATCTTTTCAACCTGGGATAGGTTCTTCATAGCTTGTTCCTCGGTCAATTGATTCTCTCCCTTAAGCATCTGTGCTCTCTTGTTAATGTTTCCGATCTTCTGTCTGTCTTTCTTGTTCTCCTGCATCATACGCCTAGATGTCTTGTCCATCACCATAATGAAATGCTCATGCTTACAATGGTTACAATCCCATACTCTTGCTTGAATGCCAGGTTTAATTTGTTTGTCATGGATGTTAACAGCTGCACTAGAGATCAAACCTTTACAAGATTCACATTGAATTAGATTAATCTTCATCAGCTCCTGTTCTTTATGTCTAACTTTAATTAGAAATTGTTCCTCTTGAAATTACTAAGTATTGACCTTCTTGTACATTCACAGAGTATCTCCCATTAAAATTTTCGTTATTTATAATCTCATTGTTTCCAACAGGTCCAGTCATAACAGCGACATATCCGTCCCCAAAACTTTCAATGACATATTCACCAGGATCTATATCCACACCTACTTTATACCAACCTGAGTCCATATACTCTTCCGTGTTATTTAGTGTTTCATAAAGCTCTTTCGCTCCAGATACCTCTAGTTCATCCAATGCATCTACTTTCACTAATACCCCACTAGTTTCAATGTTTCCTGCTTCATGTACTTCTACGTATCCGAAACTATCAAAGTTTTCATTATCAATAATATTCCCACCTGCATCTTTTTCAGAATAATATTGTCCGCTACCTTCGAAAGTAACAAATGCGTACTCTCCTTTTGGTATATCTCCTTTAACATATGATCCAGTATCAAAAGCTAAATCATCTGCAAATAAATCTGTTATATCTTCAAGCATTTGCTCTTGAGCAGTTAACTCTATCACTTCTTCGACTTCATAGCCTTCCTCAAGGCCATCTGTTTGCTCAATTGTCTCTTGCTCTTTCGCTTTCAGTTTTTCTCTTTCTTCGGGTGATTCCCTTTCAATTGAACACCCGACTAGAATTATAGACACTAATATGAACATAATAATACGTTTCAAGACATTAACCCCCTACACATATGTATAGGGATATCTTACCAATTAAGTTAAGTTGGCGCTACATCTGTACTGTTTTAAAGTATTAGAAAAAGTACGTTGTTAAGTGCACAATGAATAAAAATAGGAATACTAGATTAAACCAATCATTTTTTTCATGGTTTTTACGTCAACATGGTATACTACAGTTGGAGAAGGGAGTTTTTAGCTCCCTTACTCCCCTTTCATTTGCGACGTTTCTTCTTGCCCGGAGAACGTCGCTTTCCTTTTTTTGCTTTCTTTTCCTTTAGCTTCGTCATATTTATGTTGTTTTGGGACTAAGAAAAAGCACCGCAGTGGGTGCTCATAATCATTCGAAGTCTTTTGTTTTTGGGTTGAACCATCGATCTCGTTCAGGTGTTCTTTTGTTGTTTTTGTCATACCATCTTTCATAAACTGCTTTGCAATTGTCATCAACACAAACAAATAATGTAGAGTGTCCTCCCGGTAGAGGATCTGTATCTTGTTGCATCATACGAGTATTACAGTATCTACATATTTCCACGCTTTCATCCCCTTTGCTCACTAATTCGACAAAAGGAGATATTTTCCTGCAACTATTTACCCGAAAACTAACTATAAGCTAACTTGTTTAACTTTCTTACAGCAATTTTCTTTGCAACTTCTAAACTTCTTGATTTTCCGGATGTCAGTATATTTCTGTAGGGCGGCTCGTTTTCGTCGTAAAGATTCAGGTAAACTTCGAAGCGGTCATTAAACTCAAGAATCAAATAATCAACGGCATCGTTATGATCATTAATCATAATTCCTGTGTCGACGCTTTTGTTCCCTACTCCAAATTGTTGATCATCTACCAGCATTTCTAATTTTGACTTAGACAAGTAGATTCCCTCCCTTTTGACTACTCATTTCGCCAAAAAGGACTATTTACCTACTGCATTCGTTCGACAAAAACTTGCAAATAAAAAAAGCGCCATCCTTTTCCAGGGGACAGCACCGACAGATACATAATAGAGGAACAGCCACGGAATAACGCCGCGCTGATCTTCCTCCCAGTCTAACATGCACATTTTTCATTTTTCAAATCCGTATCCTTTGTACCATTTGTAACATTTGTATCAGACATATGATCGATTATGTTATTTCTTAACCTTTGAATGTGAGAGGCTGACAGCCCCATATGATACCCAATCCACCGATAGCTTTTCCCTTCTAGGAGCCAGTAAAGAACTTCACATTCCCTTTCATCATGAACTTTATGGAACAATCCTTGGAATTCCAATATCTTTTCTTCGAACTCCCGTATTTTTTTCACCCTTTTTCCTCGTCTTATGACTTCTCTATGCACTGGATCGCTAGTCATTCCCTTTGGCTTGGGCAAAGATGATTCAACGCCATATTGAGCCGTCAGTCCTTCCCCGGGATCCTTCAATGACTCTCGCATAACCTTGATGCTGTTGATCATCCAGTGATAGTCCTTTAATATTTGCTCAATTTCGTTTCTCTTCACTCCGACCCCTCCTTATATTTGCCTGTATGCTATGCCCTTCCCCTTTGCATACACAGGGCGATTGATTGAACTATTTATATCTGAATCTGTTAAAACCTCTACACGGCGTTTCTATGACTTGCTACGTGCTCTCAATAGTTACGTTTCCAATCCTTCAATTGCTCTTTCAAGATTCGTCAGTTCTTTTTAGCCAATAAAAAAGGACACCAAACAACGCTTTTGCGTCATTCAGTGTCCTCCAGTGGGCTGGGTGGACATTTTCTCTCTCTTAATTGTATAACTGTAAGTTACACCAACATTACTTATGACTATTTAGTATGTCGTAAATTTTTTCCGTAACAGCAAGGGCACTATCATCATAGTTAAAATTTAAAAATTTTGCCTTCCTGCATTCATAACTATATCCTTCTTGAAATACATTCCCTTGAAGTTCATAGACTTCATATTGATATAGTTTTTTAAAGGTACCAATTGCCAAAAATATTATTTCCTTAACACCTTGTTCTTCTAATAAATTTCTAGCTGATTCAAAAGATGAGCCATTAGTTACAAAGTCATCTAAAACAACAATTCTTTTCCCCGATAGTTTCCCTTTATAATTAGGGTTTAAATTTAACGTGTTAAAGTGTCGACCTGCTCCCTGCTCTATTCTCTTTGCTGAATCAATTGAAGTAGATTTTTGTGCAGGAGTATGACGTATTAATATTTCATCTTTATATCGATTTTTAAATAAATACCTTGTGTTTTTGGCTATTGAGTATATTGCATTCTCATTTTTTCCACTAGATGAAGGAAATGTCATCCAATAGTCAATGTTGTCAAAATCATCATTATTAATGATTAATGTCAAATAATGAAAATACAGTGCGTATAAATGAAGGTCTTTATTGTATTTCAATATGCCTGTATATTTATAAATCATTTCGTTGTTTTTTGGAGTTAGTTTATAATACTTATTAGCGTTAGAAATCGCTATCAACTTACTTTTAGGAGAAATTTTTTCATTCACAAATGCTACTGGCTCGAGAGTGAGAATTTCTATACATTCAATCAATTGACTTGGACTTTCTAACGCAAATCCGTATTCTTCAATTTCATCCTCGACATTGTCTAACCACAATGGGTTAATTAATAAAGCTTTATTATTTGCAGCTATCCACATATCTTGTTTAACCGCACCAACAAATAGAATCTGTTTACGATTAACGCCTTGATCTTTATACCAATTATTTCGATCAGTAAACATTACTTGGTGACCATCCCCAAGTAGTTGATCTACTAAACCCTTATAAGTCCCTAGTTTTCTAGACATTATCGCAATAAATATATCTGTACCTTTTACACGTTCTATTAATTCTAGGGTTTCTGGACGTATTTCATCATCTTCGGTAAAGAAAACATTTCTGGACAGCACTATGTAAAATGGCATACTATTCACCTCTGGCTTGATATTCGACAGCATTATACTCTGCTATATATTTGATTACTTCTTCAGAAAGTAATTCTTTGTTATAATAAATCGGTTTTCCAAGATAAAAACCATTACGAACAGTGTTTAATGTACCGCTTTTAATAGATGCTTCAATAATCAAAATTTCATCGCTCATTTTTGCTACTATTATATTTCTATCCAAAAAGCTAGATTTATATGTATTTTCAAAAGGCCCTATGGTTGTAAGCGCCAATCCACCTTTTTCTATAATCTTTTGAAATAAACCTTTATTTTGCGCAGGATAAATTTTTTCAAAAGAAGTAGGTAGTATCGCTATAGTTAATCCACCATAATTTAGGGTTTCTTTATGTACAACGGTGTCGATGCCTTTAGCCAACCCACTAATAGTTACCCAACCCTTTTTTACGTATTCCTTAACATATTCTTTAGTCTTGGTTTCACCCATAATTGTTGATTTCCTTGTCCCAATAATGGCTGCTTTTTTATATCTTTGTTCAAGTAATTCTGTATTTCCATAACTGTACAGAAATAAAGGTTCTTTTCCCACCGGGAAAATATGTTTTGGAAAGTCATCACTATATTTGAAAAAAATTTTAATTCCCATTTTTTTGTAGTCATTCATTTTATCGATAAATTTTTTTTCGAACTCTAAAAGCAAGTTCAAGTTATTAGCCAATTCTTTTTCTTTTTCAGTGTAAATATCAAAATATTTATTGTGAAAGATATGATTTTCATCATAAATAACTTCTAATATTGATTCCTCTTGGTTATATATAGCGTCTAAGGTATTATCTGAAAACCCAAATTGTTTCAATAATAGTAACATATTCCTATTCACATTACTACTCAAAATTCCTCACCTTCTTCCCTTCTCATCCGCTTCACTTTCCCTTGATAAGTTACAATTTTATATTCTCCATATGATGGTAGTTCTCTTATCTTAGCTTTTCCATCAGATATTACAATTACACAACTTAACGGTATTTTCATTATATCTAATTCCAGTCTATTTGTACCAGTCAATTCAATATCTTGTAATCTCATCAAAGATACCTCCCAGATATGGTATAATCAATTTGCATATGTATTTAGCCGGGAGGAAATCCTGGCTTTTTGTTTATTTTTGTTCTTCTTCTAATATTGGAAGGGGTGAAAAAATTGAGCGAAGCCTCAATAAATAAGAAAACTAAGTTCTTTTATTGGATATCTATTGTAATCTTGATTGTTGGAATCGCTTCTTGGCTTCCTTATTTAGTGTTTAACATCCAGGTGGGGACAGGAATATTAACATTAATTCTTAGTCCAATCGGTTTTTACTTTGGTTACTTGGCAGAAAATAGATCAGTGGCACTAGCCAATTTGTTGATGATCTTCAGTTTCATCCCCGTTGTAATATACATTTACTTTTCTAAGGGCTACATTCCAATGTAATTCATAAGCCTTTTTATGAATCATTCTTGATTAATAGCATCATCCACCCCGTAGGTCTTGATTGATTTGTTACATGGGATCACTTCTTTCACTCATACATATCTTGTAAAACATAATCCGGAACCATTGCTCCACAATCTTCGCATTCATAAATTCCTTGGTTCCAATGCTTCATTTCGCTTTCACCACAGATAGGACAAATATTTTCCAAGCTTCTCACTCCTTCGCTTAATCTTCGAGCTTATGCCCTATGCCCACTGCTATTTATAACAGTGGGCTTTCCGAATTTTCACGTTCCTGAAAGGGGATTTATTCCTCTACTCTGTAGCTCCTTGAAAATAATCTCCTGCATTTTTTTAAACAAACAATTATCATCTTCTTCGAAACACGTAAGTACTTTGGAAAGCTTTTCGGTTGCCATCCTCTCACAAGCAGCCCGGAACATCTCGGAACTGGTCATTTCGGAATGAATAGTAACTCCTAAAGAACTACAAAGCTCCTTTGCCATTCGATAAAATTCTTTGAATAACAATTCACTTGGTTTATTTAGCATAGTACACGCTCCTCCTCTCCTGTACCTTCACGACTGGAGTCATGGATCTGACACATCTTCAATTCCATCTTTCTGGCCTGCAAATCATCTTTCATCATTTTCACTTGCCAACATGGAGCATCAACAAAGTTCTCATATAGATAATCAATAGTTGCTTTATCCAAATATCCTAAAGCGTGGATCCACCATTCTCTTACATCGTTTGTTTGTAGCGGGGGAATACCTAGATATTCGCAAAAAACAAGCGCGATACTTTTTAATTCTTTACCTGAATTAGTCATAGTTCTTCCCTCGCTTCTAATTGCTTTTTATTTTCGATTCTTTCCACAGCCATTTGAAGCTCTATTTTTATCTTTTCGCCTAACGTTTTGGCCTTTGACCACTTTTCACGTAGTTCCCTTATTTTCTTTGAAGAATCACAATAGCAAATTTCACCTTCTAACACACCACTTTCAGCTAACTCAACTACCATCCCTGTACCTTTACACTTTTCACACATCTTGATCACCATCCGTTCACTATTTTAAAAGGGAATATTATTCATCCGCTTATCCTTGGTTTCCTTGAATACAACAAACTTAGGATTTCTAAACAGCCGTGATACTAATTTTTTATCGTACATCCTGAATAGAGTTTCGCTGGATAGGTTTGTAGTTATTAGAGTTGATTTATCCTGTCTGGTGGTTGTAATAGCATATAGAACCCTTTGAACAAAATCTGTAGCAATTTTGTCTGTTCCGATCGCGCCGGTTTCCGCTCCAATATCATCCAGTGCAAGATAATCAGCCTCAGACATCAATTCCACAAAATAATTCTCTGTATATCTGCTCTCTTTATTATTAAATGAGTCTTTGATTAACCGCATCATGCTTTCCACATTTACGAATAGACATGATACATCTAATCCACTTTCATTTAATTCACGTAAAGCCGCGTAAGCTAAGTGACTTTTTCCAGCACCTTGATTACCTTGAAGGATCAAATTAAATACTTGGCCATTTCTAAGACGGGATATTGACTCTACAACTGTTTGTTTATTCTTTCGTTCCTCTTGGTGCTCAGTATGATAATTTTCCAAGGTAGCTGCTAAAATTGTATTGTCCGCCAATATGCTACGATTATAAAAAGTGTTGTATTTCTTTTGCTTTAAGAATTCATCGTATTCCTTTTGTGTTGCTTCCTGTAGTTCGCGGTCACCTTGCTCCAATTCACAACGAGGGCAAACCAGTACACCATCGATCACCATCTTTTGAATAGGCTTAACAACCTCTTGGCCTGCCTTGATGTAAGTGTGACGATCACACACATCAGAATGGTATGTTATATTCTTCTGCAATGTTCCCGGAATCGTTAGCTTTTCCACTTGTTGCACCGCCTTTTTGGTTTAGGTAGGATTCGAACTTCGTTCCGAACAATGTTTCAGGTCGAAGGAATTTATTCATTTTTTCATCCGACAGCCATTCTTTACATTTGATATCTATTACAGCTTTAAAATCATCCAGCCTAAAGCCCTCATTCCAGCGAGCCTTGATAATCGATTTTGTTTTCGGTGTTGTATGACGGTATTTTTTTGAAGCCGCTTGGTTGAGATAGGTTACTATCTCGACATAGGGTATATTATTATCATTATTACTATCTTCTTTATTACTTAAATCATTATTACTACTATCATTATTACTAGTGTTGGATTCTCCGACGTCGGTTTTACCGAAATCGGATTTCCCGACATCGGCTTTTCCGTTTTCGGTTTTTCCGACATCGGGGGTCTCATAAACTTCGTACTCCCATCCCTTAAACTGTCCCTTATCCCTAATCCTTTTCCGGATTATGTAACCCGCATCTGCAAGTTCCTTTATTCCTGATCTAACGGAATCCCTGCCGTCTGCAGATCGTTTTTCAATGTCCGTTATATAAGTAATCCATCCGTCAGGTTTGCTTAACAGATAAGAAAGTATTCCTTTGGCTTTCCAGGATATTTTTTCGTCTGATAGCATCGTCTTATCGATTTGAACAAATGGATTCATCCTTTTTTTATTTCTCATTACTGTCAATTCATTTCACCTCAATGAAAAACCTTTTGACATTGTGATATAATACAAATGACTTTATTTTTAGGGTGTTACCCTGCTGCTCATTATCTAAGTTGCCGCTTAGCTAGTGAGTTTTTTATTTGACAACTTTCATGTATCTTGGAATGGGCTTTTTTATTTTCTCTACTTCTCCGGTGTCATTATTTGTCAAATACAATTTCCCGTTTTCCTTTGACACTGTATAAGTAGTAACATCTTGTTTTTCGAAGAACTCTTCCGCAAGCCCTTTTTGGCCTTCTGCACGACGAATCGCGCTCATAATACACGTTGTTTCAACCACAAAAAAACAAATTGACCAGTTTTGATATTCCCAAAGAAATTCTGTAATCTCATCACCAATAACCTTGTCCTCGCCAAATTTATTGATAAAATCTTTCGTGTAAAAATAATCCTTCATCTCGTATTTTTCCCCGTCATATTCTTTATCGATTGGAAAAATGGTCTGAAATTCTTTTGGTGTCAAAGTACCCATTAGCGATTTAACACTTGACATAAACTGAAAATCTGAAACTAAAGATTCGTAACTCTTATCCTTCGACTTATCTGAGATAATCAACTTTACACTTAGCCAGATCAACTTTTTCCGGGTATCCAAATCAATGTCTTGGAATTGTTCCTTCCCCTTTAAAGATCTTTCACACAAACCATTTAATGCTTTTAAATACATTGAATGATAATCCGGCTTTTCTTTCTTAATCCCATCAATCGCTATTAATTTAGGCATTACGCTCACCATCCATTTCTTAAAGTTGGAATTGCTGCTGTTCATTCAAATTTTTTATTTCAAGGCGGGTGCTTGTATCCGGCGACCATTCATCAATGAATTGAAGCGCTTCTTGATACCGGACCTTTGGCAACTCTCCGTATCTAGGAATCTCAAAGTGACGTTGGAACTCTTTCCAAAATTGAGAGAAGACTTTTTTGCTAATATTCTGGTATGCTTTTGATTTTTTTCCTCCAAGACATTCAACAACCTTACCTCTGCCTTTGCTGTTAATTTTTTGTTCCTGAGCACCGTTGATTCGCATGTTGTCTTCCAATGAATCGACACGCCCTTCAACCACTTCAATTCGCTGCTCATGTTTTACCATTTGTCCAATTGTTGACTGCAGCACTTCAAGATGGGTTTTTGGTTTCTCTTCCCTCATTCCAAAATAACCGTCTAACAATTCATCGTACTTGTCCCAAGAGAGATCATCATCAAATATCTTTATTAACTTTGCATAACCGCGTTCAGAAAGAACGTAAATATTATTTGATCTGTTGATGGCATTTTGATTTAAAATTCCGTGGTTGACCAAATCAACCTCGAAAGCGGATCCTTTCAAATCGATTACATCCACCCCATCTTTAAATCTATTGCGGTTATTGTTTATAGCCTGATTAACAAACTTCATTTCCTTTTCATGAATTTCTGCAATGTGTTGAACCAACATTGATTTCTTACCTTCACCAAAACCACCCGCAATATTGGGAACTGTAATTCCACACACGCCTGTAGTGCCATTGATTGTTAAATCGTTCACTCTTCATCCTCCTTCAATATTGCTGAAAAATAGCTACCTAAGCACAGACAAAATAAGACTAAAAAAATCAAAGCTACTGGACCGATGTACATTTAGTTCAACTCCTTGAGAATGTCAGCTAGATGATTAAAAACTATCGATATAATGGCTAACCAAAAAGCAAATTTAGGTATCCCGTCTTCATTAAACGACCAGATTATGCCGACGGCCAACCACAGAACAATGACTATAATCGACAAAAACACTTTCCTCACGCTCCTTCAATAAATTGAATGGTTTTACCTACAACAGACCGGACCACATTATCTTGAGTGTTTGCCTCCAACTCTTTTAGCAACTCAATGAGGTTTTTCTCTTCCTCAGCAGTATGGTATTTTTTCAAAACAATAGACTCACCATCAACAAAGAATTCAACCGGTGTACCGGTGCCCCATTTCATTGTCTTTCTGATTTCTTTTGGAATAACGACCCTGCCTAGATCGTCGATGCGGCGAACAATTCCAATTGCTTTCATTTAACTCTTCCTCTCTAGTAAATTTTTCCTCCCGATTTGATAGAATGATTGTGGAAGGGAGGTGTATAAATATGGGTGTTAAGATAGATATCTCTAAAAACTTTGGTAAGAATCTCAACAAAGCCATTTCCAAAAGTATTAAAGATCATGCTAGAAAAAACGGAATTGATATCACATGCCCCACATGTGATAAAAAGATTAAAGTTAAAAGCACTGACCCCAAATGTAAATACTGTGGAACTACTTTTGATCTAAAGTTTTAACGACTATCTCAAATTTTGTATTATTGGAAGCGTCATTTAATATGGCGCTTGCCTCTTTTAATAGTTCAAGAGCGTGTTCAACTTTACTGGTAAACTCGTCAACGCCATCCACGCTAAGTTGCAATCCGGTTTTGTTTTCAGTCATTTTTGGATGACCTCCTTTCTTTCCCACAAAAATTCCACTCCAAGCAAATCGGACATGAATTGGTAAAAGGCGAGATAACTTCCAAACAAATCGGATATAATTTGACAAAGAGCTCGATGCTCCACAATCTCAACCAATCGCTCAAGTGCAACTATTAGTTCCAGAACAAGCTGATAATCTCTCGCTGAAACTAGCATTTTTGGATGGCCTCCTTTTCACTATCACTAGATAACCACTGATCTATAGCGTCCAAGTCAAAGATAAGTATGCCTGGACTCGGACGTCTGAAAGGTATGCTTTTGGTTCGCATTAACCTGTAGATCGTTGCCTCTGACATATCACAATTAATAGATTTGAGATAATTTGATAGAGCTTTTGCACCTCTTACGCGTCTCAAACAAATGCACCTCCCCCTTGTGATGGTTGTCCGTCAAGAAACTTTCGTTTTACGTAAGTTAGAACTAAAAAAAATTTCTGTTGCTTCATCAGGTGTCAGTTCAAGCACCTCATATAACTTATTCATAAGCTCGTAAGACGGATTGTGCCTTCCTTTCGTTAGATTAGTAACGGATGTTGGTGAAATGCCCAATTCATAAGCCAGTTCATTTCTGTTAAAACCTTTTAATGCGATTTTAGATTTTAAGAGGTTTACGTTAATTTGATACTCCATTTCGACACCACCTTTCGTAATTCGTAAGTTTATACTATCAAACAAAAATACAAAAGACAACCATTTTACGTAAGTTCAATAGGCTTTTTTGTTAAGTAAACTTGCCTTTCGCGTAAGTTAGGAGTATTATAAGTATAGGAGGTGATAACGGTGAATATAGGAAAAAGAATAAAAAAAGCACGGGAAGAGAGAAACAAAACACTATTGGAAGTAGCAAATGCACTAGGGGTTACGGAAGCGACCGCACAAAGGTATGAAAGCGGAAATATTAAAAACTTAAAACTTGACACAATTTCTAAACTAGCGGAGTTTCTGAAGGTGGATCCAGCCTATCTGATGGGGTGGAAGGAAGCAAAAGAGGATTTTAAGATTTCATCCAAATATCGCTACTACCCGGTCGGTATATCAGCTGGTCTCCCACTTTGTGTGGACGGCATACAAGAAGGTGAACTAGAAACAATCAGCATACAGGACAATATCATGGGCAAATGGGCCGGACGATCAGATATATTTATGATGAGAGTAAACGGCGACAGCATGAATAAAGTAATTCCTCACGGTTCGTTGATCGGTGTTAATCCTATACCATTAGAGGAAATAAAAAACGGCGACATAGTTGTCTATAGTGACGGCGGAGATTATGCTGTTAAAAGGTTTCATCAACGTGAAAACAAAATTATCTTTAGACCAGATTCAACCGATGATATGTTTTCTGATTATGAAACAACAACGGACAATGCCGAATTAAAAATTCACGGAAAAGTAGTTATGTATTTAGTGGAATTAGATTGAAGTTTAGCGCTACATTTTAATCACGGCGGGCTGATCACCCGCCTACTTTTTAGAAAGGGGATTAAAAATGGCTTCTTTTAAAGAAGTATCAAAAGGAAGATACCGTCTTTATGTGGAACTTGGATATGATGCTGAAGGGAAAAGAAAAAGGAAAACAAAAACCGTGCAAGCCACAGGACCCAGGCAAGTTAAGAAATTACTCCAAGAATTTGAAATGGAAGTCCTAGACAGCCAACACTTGGAAGATGAGAATCCGACCTTTTCAGATTTTCTTGAAAGATGGAAAAGCAATTATGCAGAAACTGAACTGTCTGCATCTACTCTTGAAAAATACAACAATGTCCTGAAATACATGAAGCCCTACTTCAAGGGGAAAAGAATGAAAGACATCTCCACTTTTCATATTGTACAGTATTTTACAAAGGAAAGAAAAGCTGGCAGAGGGTCTTTAGAAAAGAAATACAACCTTTTGCAATCCCTTTTCAAGTACGCGGTTAAATGGAGGATTATAGACGACAAAGCAAACCCTATAGAGGGAGTTGATCGCCCAAAAGCAAAGAAGAAGAAAGTAGATTTTTACGACAAAGAGGAAATCGAACTACTTTTTAAATTGGCAAAAGAACTACTGCCATATCAACAGTTAATTATTAAGCTAGCTGTGACCGCTGGATTAAGGCGCGGGGAGATATTAGCACTTGCCGATGACGTACTGGACTTTCCGAACAGAAAAATCCATATCAAAAGGTCATTGCAATACACCAAAGAGAAGGGGCATGTTTTAAAAGAAACGAAAACAGAAGAAGAAAGAACTGTGACCATCCCTGAAGTGTTGATGAAAGAAATCCATAAATCCTATGTCAGGAAATTAAATTTGAAAATGGAAATGGGAACTCAATGGAAAGGATTTAAAGGTAGAGACAGCAAGAAAGTTATGCTGCTGTTTTCGGATGAATGCGGCATCCCATTTAGGCCGGATTCTGTAACGCAATTTTGGAATAGGTTTATGATCCGACATAATGATAAAATAAAAAGGATTCGATTCCATGATTTGCGGCACTCTTCAGCTTCATTAATTTTGAGCGAGGGAGTAAATATGAAGGTTGTGCAAAAAAGACTCGGACACAAAAATATAAAAACAACCTTGAACATTTACTCTCATGTGACAGAGAAAGATGACGAGGAGGCAAGTAATGTATTCGATCAATTATTTTAG